AAGGGCGCATTGATTCAGGATGACCTTTCCGCTACCCTTGCCTGCAACAATGACCAGACGGTATTTCAGCCGAAGATCTATGGTGTATGCTCCAAGCACAGCAATTCCATGTTGAGCGATAATCCGCACAGCGGTTTCTATGAAGCCGTGACCTCCCGGACGATTGACACGAGCGACCAGTCGCCGTGCAAAAATCAGGGCGGCATGGTGGTTGTTGAAGGAAACGGAACAAGGCCATCGCACAAGGGTGACGGCTATGCTGAAAGCGAAAAAATGTACACGCTGAATACTGTGGAAGTTCCGGCGGTCGCATACGGCATCGAACGTGCGGCATATAACATGGGACGGAATGCGCAGTTCAATATGGGCATCACCGAAGAAGTGCAGCCGACAATGGTCGCTAAAGGGGCAGGTGCGGTTGCGCAGCCCGTGTATACCACTAACAAGGGTTCATTGCATACAACGGCAGAATCCGATGTTGCCGGTACTCTGGTGGCATCGGATTTCAAAGATCCACCGACCGTATCGGAAACGCCTTATTATATCGTCCGCAGGCTCACTCCGCAGGAATGCGCATTACTGCAAGGCTTTCCGACATGGTGGTGCAGTGACCTCGGAAGCAGTGATGTATCCGATGAAGAGGTTGACCGTTGGATGGATATTTTTGAAACCTTCCGAATCGCAACCGACTCAGCATCGAAGCCGAAAAGCAGAAATGCAGTCATCAAATGGCTGACAAATCCTCACAGCGATTCCGCCGAATATAAAATGTGGGGAAACGGAGTCGCTCTTCCCTGTGTTTTCTTCGTGCTTTCCGGCATAGCGTATTATGCACAATCAGAAAGCCCGTAATTCCTTACATTTCGGCGGTTTACAGTCTTGCTATCTGTGCGATTCAGAGTTAATATGTGACTACAATCAAAGCCGCAGCAAGCGGTGAAAAACAGGAGGTCACATCATGAATATCAGATTCAATATTGAAAAGAGCCAGCGCAAGGCACTGGCACAGAAGATCGGCGAGCTGGCTGAGATGGATGTCCGCTACTGCGGCGTTCCGAACTGCGCCTACGAGATCGGATTCTTCACCCTGAGCAAGGATGCGGTTCTTTCCTTCGCAGACCGCATGGACACCGAGGTCATCGAGAAGGTTCTGGACGGGCTGGACAAGGCAGGCTACACTTCCGAGGACGAGCCGGAAGCCCTGACGATTTCGATGCCGAGGGACTTCTTCACAGAGCAGTCAATGAACAATCTGCTCCAGCTCATCGCCAATAAGGAAACGCTCCTGAAACACGCGCTGAACACGGAGAGCATTGCGGTCAACGAGTGCGAGGAAACGGTCGAGTTCCCGTGGTTCACGGTTGAGAAGGACGGCGACGGCGATGCCTACGCCCGCTTCATTACCGCCCTCTGCGAGTTTGCGAAGAAACTGCAGCGTGTGGTCAACAAGCCCGATGCCAGCGACAACGAGAAGTACGCATTCCGCTGCTTCCTCCTGCGCCTCGGCATGATCGGCGCAGACTACAAGGCAGCCCGCAAGGTTCTGCTCCGCAACCTGACCGGAAGCTCCGCCTTCCGCCACGGCAAGCCCGAAGGAGGTGCTGACGATGCGGTTTCCGAATGAAGCTGAACTGAAAGCCCTGCGGGAGCGTTATCCCGCAGGCACCCGTATCCGCCTGATACAGATGGACGATGCCTTCGCTCCCGTGCCGCCCGGTACGACCGGAACTGTTGCAATCATCGACGACGCAGGCAACATCCACATGAAGTGGGACAATGGCAGAAGCCTTGCACTGATCGAAGGCGTGGACGCTTTCGAGGTCATCTCCGGCGGCTGATCTTACAGCCCCCGGCGGCTGATCTTACAGCCTCCGGGGGCTGACGGAAATGTGACGACCTATTCCATCGCACCCCATATTACCACACAATTGCAAGTAAGTCAAGGGTGTACAATACACAATCATTGAGGCTGTATTTTCCTCGATATTCT